AACATTCCAACTTCGTAAGGAATAACTAATGGAACAAGAAGTAGGAACAGTAGCTAAACGCTACAGTCAATTAGAAAGTGAGCGTGATACGTTCCTAGAACGTGGACGTGAAGCAGCAAGGCTGACTATCCCTACTCTTTTGCCAGACGAAGGGCATAGCAGTTCATCTGTGTATGCTACACCGTATCAAGGCATTGGGGCAAGGGGTGTAAATAACCTTGCATCCAAATTATTGATGGCACTCTTGCCACCCAACAGCCCTTTCTTTCGCCTGACCATTGACGACTTTGACTTGCAAACTATTGCTGGTGATAATCGTGGTCAAGTAGAAGAAGGTCTAGCACGTATTGAACGTGCAGCTATGCAAGAGATTGAAAGCAAAGCCATACGTGTGCCTGTCTTTGAGGCACTAAAGTTGCTTATTGTGACAGGCAATGCTTTGGTATACATGCCTAAACAGGGCGGTATGAAAGTATATAGACCTGACCGCTACACTACCAAGCGTGATGCTATGGGTAATATCCTAGAGATTATCACCAAGGAAAGTGTTGCAGCTATGATGCTGCCTGATGCAGTCAAGGATATGATACCCCCATCAGATTCACCAAAGAAAAACTATGACCTGTACACATGTCTCAAGCGTACAGAAAAAGGCTTTGAGGTGCATCAAGAGGTAGCTGGTATCGAAGTACCTAATTCACGTGGTACATTCAAAGAAGACCAGAACCCATTTATCCCATTACGTTTTATCCGTATTGATGGTGAAGATTATGGGCGTGGTTTCATCGAAGAATACATCGGTGACTTGCGTTCACTAGAGGCATTGACCCAAGCTATTGTGCAGGGTAGTGCTGCATCATCTAAGGTATTATTCTTGGTACGTCCTAACGGTAGCACTAAGTCAGCGAACCTTGCGAAAGCAGCAAACGGTGCGTTCCTAACAGGTGATGCTAACGATGTATCAACACTACAAGTGCAGAAGTCCAGCGATTTCCGTGTAGCCCTTGAGACTATGCGTATGATTAACGAGCGACTGGCTGCTGCGTTTCTACTTAACTCTTCTATTCAGCGTCCAGCAGAACGTGTGACTGCCGAAGAGATTAGGTACATGGCACAGGAACTTGAGACTGCCTTGGGTGGTGTATACTCCATCCTGTCCCAAGAGTTCCAACTACCACTCATCAACCTGCTACTTGAATCATTGACTAAGCAGGGCAAGATGCCTCGTATGCCTAAGGATAGTGTTAAACCCACTGTCGTTACAGGTATCGAAGCACTTGGACGTGGACAAGACTTGAATAAACTAGCAGCATTTCTGCAATACTTACAGCCCTTGGGTCAAGAAGTTATTGCTAGTGAGATGAATCTAGGTGACTACATAGACCGTTTGGCTGCATCACTTGGTATTGATACATCTGGCCTGATTAAATCGCCAGAGCAGAAACAACAAGAGATGATGCAACAACAAATGATGATGCAACAACAGATGGAACAGCAAGCAGCTATGGGTGCAATGCAAGCAGCAGCACCACAAGTAGCTAAAGGCGTAGTAGAATCGGAGTAACAGATGGCAGATGCCTTAAATACTTATCAAGAAGAAACACCAGAATCACAGGAACATGTTCAGGCTATGCTCGACAAAGAGCGTACAGAGACTGAAGAACGTCCTGACTGGTTGCCTGAAAAGTTTAAGTCTGTGGAAGATATGGCTAAAGCTTACTCAGCATTAGAGAGCAAGCTTGGTCAACCACAGCAAGAAGAAGAGACTACAGAAGAAGTAGAAGTCTCTGGTGAAGAGAGTGCCTCAGATGTGGCACAACTACTAGATGATAAAGGACTAGACTTTGACGTATTCCAGCAGGAGTACGCAGAGAATGGTGGATTATCTGAAGATGCGTATGAGGCCTTGCAAGAGGCTGGGTTCCCACGTAGTATGGTTGATTCATGGGTTGCAGGTCAGGATGCACTAGCTGCACAGATGACCTCAGAAATGTATGACGTTGCTGGTGGTGGAGAACAGTACGCACAAATGGTTCAGTGGGCAGCAGATAACCTTCCAGATAATGAGGTTAATGCCTACAATGTAACAATGGAAAGCGGTGACCCTAATATGATTAGGTTAGCTGTACAAGGTCTTAATGCACGTTATCGTTCTGAGGCAGAGCCGACACTTATGCAAGGTGGCACAGGTGCTGTATCCTCAGGTGGGCGTTTTGAAAGTACTGCGGAACTTACTGCTGCTATGGGTGACCCTAGATACGCTAAAGACCCTGCCTACAGGCAAAGCATAGCTGATAAGTTGGCTAAGTCTAGTCTGTTCTAAATTGTTGCATGGGATTGGGGGGCTTGCTCCCCTCTCCTTTTAAGTACACCTAACGTGGGTGTATTTAATAGGGGACGCCCTATACACGAAAGCACACATACAAACGATTACCCCTGACCCCTTGCGAGGGACAATCTTGGAGAAAGGATGTAATGTAATGCAGAGTGTAACTACAACTCAACATTAACATTACTAAGAGGTAATTTAAAATGGCACAAGCTGCTTCAAACCCTGCTTACAGCGTAAGCTTTCAGGGTCAGAATAACCTCTCGGGTGACGTACGTGACCTATTCCTAAAGCTGTATGCTGGGGAAGTCCTTACCGCCTTTGAGGAAAAGAAAGTAATTATGGATAAGGTGCGTACTCGCACAATTTCCAAAGGTAAGTCTGCATCATTCCCAATGACAGGCCGTGCAACTGCTGAATACCTGACCCCCGGAAACGAAATTACTGGTGGTTCTATTCGTGCAGGTGAGCGTATTGTCACGATTGATGACTTGCTTATCTCAAGCCAGTTCATTGCTAACATTGACGAAGCAATCAACCATTACGATGTCCGTAGCATCTACTCTAAAGAAGCTGGTATCGCATTGGCTAACGAAGCTGACCGTAACGTAGCACGTATGCTCGTTAAGGCTGCTCTGGCAACCAACGCAACTGCTGCTGCTGGTCTTATCCAAGACTACAAAGCGTTTACTGAGGAAGACTTTACAGACAACGTAGACATCGGTACAGCTACTGCTGATTCACTTGACCCAGCTAAGATTGCTAAAGCTATCTTTGATGCTCGTAAAGAGATGGAAGTCAAGAACGTACCAACTGAAGGTGCAACCGTTGTTCTGGCTCCTGACCAGTACTACGCATTGCTTGACGTTACTGACGGTAGTAAGCTTGTTTACATGAACCGTGACTTCGGTGGCACAGGTTCAGTAGCAGGTGCTACAGTACCATCAATCGCTGGTATGCCAGTTATCATGTCAAACCATGCTAACGTAAACAACCTGTATTCTTCACTGGTAACAGGTAATGCTGCGGAAGGTGAGACTTCTGACAACGCACCACTAGCAAACACTGCTGGTTCAGGCCGTACAACTCATTATGACCTGCCAACTGCTGCTGTTGATACTCGTGACATGGTTGCAGAAGCCAAGCAGTTCCGTGGATTCGTCTTTACTCCTGATGCCGTTGCTACTGTCAAGTTGCTTGACTTGGGTATGGAATCAGAGTATCAGATTAATCGTCAAGGCACACTGATGGTAGCCAAGTATGCAATGGGACATAACGTCCTGCGTCCTGCTTGCTGCATCGGCTTGATTGAACAGTAATCTAACGAGGGGAGAGGTTTCTAGAGCCTCTCTCCTTTTTTATTTGGAGTAAGATATGCCAAATGTAGCAGGTAAAGAATACAAGTACACTAAAAAAGGTATGGCACAGGCTAAAGCTGCGGCTAAGAAGACTGGTATGCCTATGAAATCTAAAACAGATAAATATAAGAAGAAGTGATATGGCTATTAAACACGCAGGTGAAACCTTCCAAGGACTACGTATACCAAAGCGTTCTCCTAAGGGTAACAAATCACATGCTGTACTGGTAGGCACAAAAGAAAAACCAGAAATTATTAGGTTTGGTGAACTAGGTGCTAAAACAAACCAGTCAGCCGCACAACGTAAAGCTTTCAAAAGCAGACACGCTAAGAACATAGCCAAAGGGCCATCAAGCGCAGCTTATTGGGCTAATAAGGTTAAGTGGAAAGCATAGGTAAACGACATGGCAGGAACAACTAAATTAGATGCGGTCAACATAATGCTCTCTGCCATTGGCGAAGCACCAGTTAGTAGTCTATCATCTGGCTTGCTTGAGGCAGAGGTAGCAGAAACTATTGTAGATACAGTTGACCGTGAAGTGCAGTCTATGGGCTGGCACTTTAATACAGAATTAAATAAGTCATACGCACAGGACACTAACGGTGAGATTATATTAGGCACTGACATCCTACGTGCAGATGCAACACAAAAACCAGACAGTCCAGACCTAGTACAACGTGGTCTGAAGATGTATGATAGAAAGAACCATACATTTACAATCAATGCAGAGGCAGCACTTGATGTTGTCGTACAGCTAAACTTTGCAGATTTACCAGAGGTGGCTAAACGCTACATAGTAATGAGAGCCACACGTATCTTCCAAGATAGAGTTGTAGGTTCCAACACATTACATGATTTCCAAATACGAGATGAGGCACAAGCACTAACAGAACTTAAAGAGTTTGACAAGGCTGCTGATGACCACAACATCTTTGACAACTATGACACCTTTAGTATTATCGACAGGCAGGGACGGAGAACACTCTAATGGCACTCATCAGTCAATCTATCCCCAATCTGATTAACGGTGTATCACAACAACCACC